CAGATCGGTTCGGGACATTGTAAATATTGAAGAATATCAAAAGGTATTCAGGGGTGTCTCCCTTAGCAGTGATGTCCGGGCTGCTGGCAAGTGGAAAACAAATCATAATGGTACATACTATGCTGCCGGTGTCCGCTCCCAGATTGCAGGACGTGGCGCTCATGTAGCAATACTTGATGATGCCATGTCAGAGGAAGATGCGATCTCCAGTGCAGGACGAAGGTTCATCAAAGAGTGGTATCCTGCAGGACTCAGAACTCGTATCATGCCTGATGGTGCCATTGTCATTATCAATACACGGTATCACTATGATGATCTCTGCGGCTGGCTGCTGAAGCAACAGGAGAATATGTCAGACTATGAGACTATTCCATGGGAGGTGATCAAGATACCTGCATGGCTGGATGAGGATGCAGCAGAACTTCTGGATCTTCCCATGGGTGGTAGTTACTTCCCTGAGTGGAAGCCGGACAGAATACTCAGGATGGATGAGAGTGAGATCAAGGCCAGTAATGGAAGCAGATACTGGAACTCTCTGTATATGCAAGACCCCACACCTGAAGAGGGTGGTATTATAAAAAAAAGGTGGATCAAGGACTGGACTGAGGATGAGCCACCCACCTGTGATTTTGTCATACAGACGCTTGATACTGCCTTCTCCACCAGAACCACAGCAGACTACAGTGTGATACAGACATGGGGAATCTTTTCCATGAAGGATACCAATGAACAGGGATATGAAGATTTTGCTTCCCACTTAATTCTGCTGGGAAATATTAAGGGCAGATTTGAATATCCAGAACTAAGACGTATGGTACAGAAATTATATAATGAGCATAGGCCAGATGTATGCATGGTTGAGAAGAAGGCATCGGGCCAGTCTCTGATTCAGGATATGAGAAGAGCGGGACTCCCGGTAATAGAATATAATCCTGACCGGGACAAGGTATCCAGAGTCTACGCTGCCAGTCCTATCATGGAGGCTGGAAGACTATGGATACCCAAGAATAAGAAGTGGGCAGATGATCTTATAGAGGAATTGATACGCTTTCCCAATGCAGCCCATGATGATCAGGTTGATGCCCTTACAATGGCAATTCACTACATGAAGGAGTCATGGCACCTCTCACATCCTGACGATCCAGAGTATGATGAGGAACCCAGAGAAAAGGTAGCCACTTACTGGAGGGTATGATTTGGGAAAAGGAAGAAAGTGTGCTATAATAATAGCATGGTTAATTTTCCACAAAAACTATTTGGAGAAATTATTTTATTTACAGCAAAGTTTAATTGCTTCCAAAAGTGGACTATTTCTGATATTACTAGATTATTTATTCCACCAATTAAAAACAAACAATTTAAAATTTGGAGAAATACGAATAATAAAATCATAGGCTTTACAACATGGGCTTTCTTTTCCAGAGAAGTTTCAGAAGGTTACATAAGTGGTAAAAGAAAAATAAGACCTGAAGACTGGAACTCAGGTTCTATACTATGGATTATAGATTTTGTATCAGTGTCCCAAGATGTAAAAGAAATGATTTTATATTTACATAATAAATTTCCTAATCGACAAGCCTATCATATGAGAGTTAAAACAGAGAAAAACTATTCAAGAAGACTAAAGGGGAAATATGGCAAACCAGTTAAAAAATCTATTTGCAGCTGATTTGAGATTAGTCAGGGGATTATTTTTTATTAATGTCTCCTTAGCTTTTCTGTTGCCTTTATTTAATATTGTTCCTATAGCTACTTTTGGTATACTAATCTCTATTTTAATTTATTATACTTTAGGAGGTGCTGGCATAGTTGCAACTTTTCATAGATTTCATTCACACAACTCTTTTCAGTTTAAAAAGAAATGGATTGAAATTCTATTCACTACTTTAGGTTCTCTTACAGGATCAGGAAGCGCACTAGGTTGGGCAGCGATGCACAGGTTACATCATAAAACGCCTGATAAAGTTGGTGATCCCCACGCTCCTCTTAATGGTATATGGCCGACCCTGACGGTAAAATATAATTATCATAGAGGCATGTGGAAAAATATGAAAGATCTTGCAGCCAAACCATATTTAGTTTTTCTACATAAATATTATTTTTTAATTTTATTTATTTATATTGCAGCCTTGTTTGGTATGTTTAGTTTTTCAGGAATTTACTATGGTTTTATTATTCCATCAACCATAACATTACTTTTATCTGGCTTGACTAACTATGTATCACATATTCCCTTTCTGGGATATCAACGACATAAAGATGGCGGTAAAGCTACTAATGCTTGGTGGATGTCTTTATTTAATTGTGGTGAGGGTTGGCATAATAATCACCACCATAATCCTTCTTCGTTTACTACAAAAGAAAAGTGGTGGGAATGGGATATGGCAGGGTCAATTATTAGGCTGGTAAAAAAATGATTAAAAAGTTTGATCTTAGTGACGTTCATAATTTAGCTCGATTAGAGAATAAGTATTGGTGTTTTATGGGCGATGGTGACGGCCCGGGCAGCGAAGGGGGCAGTGTTGATGATGCAGACTCCAGAGACTCAGGTGTAGGACCGGGTAATACTGCCGGACTAAGCGACCAAGATTTCTCTGGTTATGGTGGACCAGATTTTGACGGTGGCAGAGCAGGCGGCCCAGCGGACAGTAGTATTGGAACAGGGGCTGAACTAGATGTTAGCGAAAACTCAGGATATCCGTCAAAAAAATTAAGAGAACCAAAAGAATATAATCTTTCGACAATGGAGTTAATGTCAGATCCCCTAAGAATATTCAGCAAGTTACCATCATATATGCAAGACCCTGATACTATGAGCATGTTATCCAAAACAAATCTGGGGATGTTAGTTGATGCAGGCAAGATGGCCAATGAAACCAATGATCAGAGACTCAGAGATGAAGTTCAGAAACAAATAGATACAGGTGAGTTTGCAGACTATTATACTGATCCCGCCGTAATGAATGCACTTGAAGAGGCTGGCTTTCAATCTTTTGGCACCGGCTATCGTGGCAACTTCGAAGCCAGAACCGGTCCAACAAATCAGTCCGTGTTCAGAGATCAATATGATCCAAGCACGATGCTCGGATCAGACCCCAGTAGTCAGAGAGGTGTGAATATTGCTATGTTTAATCAGTTTGCACTGGACAACCCCGGACTAACAGCACAGCAAGCTCTTACTGCTTATAATAATGAGATGGGTCCGAACAGTGTTAACCTTGTATCTCCGGCAGAACTTGGAATGCTTGGTTACAGTTCTAATCGAGCTATTGGCCCAGCAGTTGCTGCTAATGAAGCGCAAAGAGTAGAAGGGGCCAAACAAGGATTTGGCTTAATGGTGCAGGCGGCTACGACTGGTCCAATTAGTGTTGCTTCTAAATTATTCGGGCCGGACGAAGGCCTAGCGGGTTCAGTTCTAAACGCCATAGCGGATACTCCTGTTGGTGAGACTATTAGCGATGTTTACAATAGTTTTGCAAATAGCCAAGTTGGGCAAGTGGTAAGCGATGCATATAACAGTCTGCCTGAATGGGGTCTGCCTGAATCGGTATTCAATCAAGAACCTACTATTGGTCCTGCCACCTCTGAGTTACTTTCTGATCCAGCATTTATGGAAATTGGTCCTCCAACTTCCTTTTTTGATAGTCTAACCAAGGAAGACATAGGAAGGGCGACCGATCCTGATATTCCCGGAGTTACACTTCTTGGGCCAAGTCGCCAATACCCAAACCTGTCTACTACACCTGAACCCGAACCTGAGTCAAACTTTACAAGACTTCCACAGCCCAGAGATACTTCTCCCCCGACTAATAGTAGAATATCTGACAACCACTATCAAAGATTAGTAGGAATATATGGACCTGAAAGAGCACGGGAACTGTTTACCCAATTGGAGGAGGCATAATGGCCACAGAACGTAATCCCTTTGATCAGATTTCTGAAGATGAAGAAATGAATACAGTTTCTTTGGACAATGCTGTGGAAGGGGCAGAACTTGATGCGACCTTTGAGGTTGGCGATGATGGTAGTGTTATTGTAGATTTTTCCGGTAATACAGAAATGAAGGCTTCAGAGGATATTGCTGAATGGTATGGTAATATTCTGGATACACTGGATGAGGATAAACTTTCAGATATTGCATCAGATGTTATTGAAAACTTTGAGGCAGATAAGGATTCCCGTGCTGAGTGGGAGTCTATGTTTGAGCGTGGCTTTGATCTGCTGGGTCTGAAGCTTGAGCAGGGTTCCGAACCCTTTGAGGGTGCCTGTACTGCTGTACATCCGCTCTTGATCGAGTCTGCTGTTAAGTTCCAGTCCAAGGCTTCCGGGGAACTCTTCCCCTCCAACGGACCTATCAAAGCACAGATATTTGGAAAATCCACACCTGAAAAAGAACAACAGGCTAACCGTGTTCAGAACTTTATGAACTATCAGGTAACTGAACAGATGCCTGAATACTTTGATGAATTTGAAAGAATGTTGTTCCACCTACCGATTATTGGGTCGGCCTTTAAGAAGTTGTACTATGATGCAACCACAAAGCGCCCCCGTTCTGAGTTTATCCCCATTGATCAATTCTATATTTCTTATTATGCCACTGATCTTGCCAATGCAGATCGGTATACCCATGTAATATATCGTAGTCCTGTTGAGATGGCACGAGAGATCAATGCTGGTGTTTATCAGGATGTTGATCTTCCCACACCATCATCCAGTGATATTACATCATTTTCAGAAAAGATGAATACTATTATTGGTTTGTCCCCCTCCTCAGATAACGATCCTCAGTATGTATTGCTGGAACAGCACTGTTATCTTGATATTGAAGACGATGATATACCTCTCCCCTATATTGTTACTGTTGAGCATCAGTCTCGGCAGATTCTGAGTATCCGTAGAAACTATAAGCAAGATGATCCGAACAAAGAAAAAATAAGTCACTTTGTGCATTATAGATTTGTTCCGGGCTTTGGTTTCTATGGTCTTGGTCTTATTCACTTCCTTGGTAATTTGACTATGAGTGCCACTGCGGCGATGCGTTCGCTGATAGATGCAGGGCAATTTGCAAATTTACCGGGAGGGTTTAAGGCTAAGGGAGTGCGGATAGTTGGCGACAATTCTCCAATTGCTCCCGGCGAGTTCAAGGAGGTTGAGGCAACCGGTATAGATTTGTCAAAGGCTATTGTTCCCCTTCCCTATAAAGAGCCTTCCCAAACTCTATTCAATATGCTGAATTTCGTGGCTGCTGCTGGGCAGAAGTTTGCGGACAGTACGGAGCAGGTTATCTCCGATGCTGCCTCCTATGGACCTGTTGGAACCACAATGGCACTTCTTGAGGCCAGCAGTAAGTTCTTCAGTGCCATCCATAAACGTCTGCATAAGTCGCAGAAAGATGAGTTCAGAATCCTTGCCCGTATTGATTATGATTATCTTCCTGATGAATACCCCTATGATGTCCCCAACGAAGATCGAAGCATCTTCAAGAAAGATTTTGATGGACGTATAGATATTATTCCGGTCAGTGATCCTAATATTCCCAGCAACGCACACCGTATGATGATGGCGAACATGGCCCTGCAGATGGCGCAGCAGTCTCCTCCGGGGATGTTCAATCTGGAAGCACTGAACCGTACTATTCTTAATGCTGCAAACATGCCTAATCTGGATGAAATACTTCCTCCAAAGATTGAACCACAGCCAATTGATCCAGTGTCTGATATTGTTGCCTCATCTAAGGGTATACCAATTGCAGCCTTCCCCGGCCAGAACCATGATGCACATATTCAGGTTAAGATGGCATATCTGCAAGACCCTATGAATGGTGCTAATCCTATTATGCAGCGTATTTCCCCTATACTTCAGGCTAATATTCAAGAACATTCTATTATGAAGTATCAGGAACAGATGGTTGGTGTTGCCAATCAGATGATGCAGCAAGGTCCGCCAGATCAAGCGCAGAATCCTGCTGTTATTGAGATGGCAATGGCAGAAGCAGCTAAACAAGTTCTTAATGCTAACCAAGCTATGGGTCAGGCACAGTCTCCTGAACAACAACTTGTTGCTCTTGAACAGGCCAAGGTTGAACTTGAAAAACAAAAAATGCAGGCCGACACAGTTACTGATGCTGCTGAACTTGAACTTAAAAAGAAAGAACTTGAACTTAAAGAAACTGCACAACTTATTGATATGCTTAAGGCCACGGCAATATCAAAACAGAAGGAGGAGCAGTCACAACTTAATCGTGACTCTAAAGAATCTATTAAAGAAGCAGAGCTTCAAACTAAAATTGATATTGAACAAGCAAAACTTGATATTGAAAAGCAACGAGAGTTTACTCGTATTATTTCTGAAATGATAAAAAAACAGATGGATGATCAGAAAGAAATGGATACGGTGGCTATGGAAAATCTTATACAACTAGCTAATGAACAAATGAAGGAGAATAACTATGATGAAGAAGGGTAAGGGATATCCTGAACATATAAAGGATAAATCTAAAATTTTTGGTGATCCATGGGCCGCAGGTATTTATGGTACCAAAGAAATTCGCAGTGAATTTAATTATTGGGAAGATTCAAGTTGGAAGTTTCCTGAGCCTGTTAAGAAGACCCGCCAAAATAAATGAACATCTGGGATGAAGTAGTCAAAGGTTTAAATAAAGAAATTGATAACCTTAGAATTACATTGTCAAACGGTTCTGCGGAAGATTATTCCCACTACCGTCAGATTGTAGGGTCTATCACAGGTATTGAGTGGTCAAGAGACAACTTAATTGATATTGTAAAAAAACGCATG